CTCAATCACTTCTATTAGTTGTTTTAGGTCAACCTTTTTTCCAGTAAATTGTTCAAAGCTGGATAAAAAATGTTGTTGGATGTTGCCGATGATAGCTTTTTTCATCAAAGGGTTGTCGCCAAACACCTTTCTGGCTTTCAATAGACTTTCTACTTCTATTTCCCAATCGAATAGCTCACCATCAACATAAATGGCATTATAATCATTGTGAGGCTTAACTTCAATTTTCATTTGCGCAATATCCTACTGATTGTGGATGGATTTGCATTTAGCTCAATGGCAATTTCTTTTTGTGTCAAAAGATTATTTTTAGCTAATTCAAATACTTTATTTCTATCCACTCTTTTTAGTTTCTTTTTGTATTTTATTCCAGTTAAATGCGACCATCTTTTGCCAGTAATAATCATGTTGATAGCACTATCCGTTACACCAGCTATTTTGGCTATCTCGTCTTGTTGTTTTCCTTGTTCTCTTAACTGTATAATTTTTCTTACTACTTCGTTGGTCAATTTGGCTCGTGAATGATGTTCCCCGATTTGCGTTTCTTTATTATATGTTGTAGTATCTAATTTATATTGAAAACAATCCCATTCTACATGCGGTTTTATAATGTCTATAAAATCGAAATATGATTCTCTTGGAATATAAATTCTGGGTTGCCTCTTTAGAACGCCGCTAGTTTTTCTTCTTGTCCACTTGATATTGCTTTTTATATTCAAATCTATTTTCAATCGTTCTATTAAAAATAATACCTCATCCTCTGTAAATCCCTCTGTTTCCAAAGTAATGTTTGCATCTTTAGCATAATTTGAACCATCATCCATATGCCAAACACATAATGTCAAAGGTGTTAATTTGATATCAAGCGGAACTATCTTTCTCCTTCTGTAGTATGGATGTTCAATAGGCACATACCACTTTTTTTCTAATTCATTCCAAAACTTATTGCATCTAGTTGTGAAAACATAAGCAAGAAAAGTTTTCTTGATATCATATTCTTTGTTGTACGCTATTTTTTTAGTTGTATATTTTCTAGGTTTAATAGAACATCCTAAATTCATGAATTCTTTCATAAACCAAATAATGTATGTTTTCTTATCTGCTCCAATATTATCCAATTTTGATTGCGTCACCTCTAATTTAAGTGAATGACCATCTATAAAATCATTCCAAATCGTTCCATCGCCTAATAATGACCCAACTACAATTTCATTTTGTCTTACATTCAACATATGTGTCTCTCCCTACACATATTATAGTGCAGCTAACTTAAGAATTCAATAAAAATCAAAAAATAAAATATTACACCAAGTCCACGTCAAATGAAACTAATGCGCCACGACCAAGTCAATTGCATTGTGGCTGTTTTGTTTAAGTCGGGGAAAGTAGCCATGCTGTACAACTTCCCATTGGCCATGCGAAGGGCCATTTCATTTAACGATTGTTCATTTCCTTCACTTTTACTAACAACGCAAGTAAAATTAACCATTGAAGGAATTTCTGGATCAATATTCACAATCACACTCTTACTCAATAGCGCAGGACCAAAAAGACCAATTCTACTGGCTTGTACCAATTTCGGTACGCCATCTTCAGAACCATTTGTTCCAAATAAAATTTTGGTAATGTAAAAATCATATGAATCACCAAAATCATGAGCAATGCTACTAGCCAAAGCACTACGACCATCTAGCAAAACAGTATTTTCGAAAGCCCTCTTCTCTTGAGTCCCATCTTCGTAGTCTATTGTTAGCTCTACAAAACCTTTAGTTTTAATTCCGTCGTTCATTTTTTCTCCTACGTTTCAATCGTAACAGTTATTGATTCTTTTTGTGAAAGGATATCATGTTTGCCGCCTTCGGCTAAAGCAGCCAGTAATCCCATTCCAGTTACTTCATCATTCTCAGAGTTATGTACTTCTATTGCTTCATTTCCTTGACGGTCTAAAACTCTGAATTTGGCTCCTGGCCAATTTGGGTGAGTGCGTTCTGGAATTGTGATTTGTCCCAAATCATGACCTTCTGAGTCGAACAATCCCTTCTTGAATCTTGAGATTTTGAAATTCACATTGGGGGTGGCTATCTCTGCTTGTAAGCCCCAATCAAAGTGAGGACCACTAAGATAAATACGAGCACCATTAATCTCAGATATACCATAGTAATCCAATTCGCCATTTGACTCCAATTCCACAATGAAATTTTCCTTGAAATGATCGTTGTCTAAGATCAAGTTTGGATCATGTGGAGAATTCACACCATTTAATATTCCAAGACTGGTTTCATAATTGGTGCCATCAGTTAAGTTCAATCCATAATAGTGAAAGTACCCTAAAGCAGAATCTATCAATCTTTTATATACGTGAATTGGTTGACTGCCCGCTGTTCCCTCTGTATAACTATTTATGTAAAAACGATAAGGGTCTTCAGTTAAAAATTCAGATATCTTATATTGCACATCGTTGAAAACAACAAAGTCGTCAATATTTATGACATTTCTTAAATCATTGATGGTGGGCACATTTGACCCTCCGTTGGTAACATCAACCAAGCCGCGAGTTCCTTCTGTCCATTCGCCGCCTGAATTGGAACAAATTGTTTCACCAACTTCGTCTTTCAATGTGTAATTTATGCTTAGAGTGTTAATGTTGGGCAAATTTGAATGTAGCTTAAGGAAGTTGTCTAAAAGCAAGTTGTTTCTTAAATCTATTTTCAATACCGAATAATCATTGCCTCCATCATGCGAATACTCAGACGGCAAAGTTATTTTCCAACTTCCGTCGTATTCAGCATTTGGATTTCTTAAATCCCACAATTTTTCAAAGTCAACGCTGTCATCTGTGAATAAAAATTCTTGGTTTATCTTTACGGTTTCTTGATACTCATCAATCGAAAATCTAAATGAGAATGAATTTGAATCGGGTGTAGAAACTCCACTTATCTTGGCGTGGTTGTTCTGAATACCAGTTAGAACATACTCGCCAGCATTGGTGCCAGACAAGACTTCCAAAACATTATTTTCAACGTTTTTTAATCGTTCATCAGGTGAATAAAAAACTATTTCACTATTGAAAGCAATTCCATTTCCTGTAACTTCTTCCACTACTTTAGCCAAGCTGTCTCTATTTAATAAAGATTTGTGCGTCATAGCCCTATTAAATATTTTTTGTCCGTTCCCTGAGATTGTAAATTCTTCTCCTTTTATTGAAACATAAGTGTTCATATCTTCTTGTATGGTTACAAATTCGTTAATGCCACCACCAACTAACATTGAATGTAAAACAGCGTGAAATGGTACATATTCTTTAATTATCTCTTGTGCTTCTTTAACTCTGTCAGTACATAATTCTTCTATTTCCAAGTCAACATTAAACATGCTGCTTTGGCCACCGCTACACAAATCAATGAAATTCCTATCAATATCACAAGGATTCATTGATTCTCTGGTAGAACCATTGTATTCTTCCATGTTGTAAATATTCTCAGAATAGGCAAATTCAGTTCTGACCCAACCAAAATACAAGGGATCGCGATAAGGGTGTCTAGTAGGTATTACAACATCAAAATAAGGATCATCTTCTTCGATGACTCTGAGATTCCAATTCTTCAAAGGATATTCTTGCCCGCGTTCGTCTCTTTGATCGGCTAGTGGCAAACTCTTTATGTAATTTTCAATAGACTCGTCTGTTATATCTCTAATTTGATAAGATATACGAATTGAATCTCCATCTTGAAGAATAACTGGCTGTACAGACAATTCTTCTCCTAACCAAGTCATTTTGGTGACGGTTATATACCGATCTGTACAGCCAGGAAGTAAATTGTCACTGTTCTCAAGATAAACATAATCTTGAGCGGGAATAAGCTCTGTCCAATCTGCATCTTCCACGCCACGGTAATAAAGATTCACATTGTCATAATTTATAATCGCTGATTTTGAAAGTGTGAATTCATTTTTCCCGTTATAATCAAAAATCTCTTGCCACGTTCCTTGCGGTACGACTTGCCAGAGCCTAGTAAATTTATTCAGCTTTATTCCAGCTTGTGATAAACCCTCGGTTAAGCCTTCAAGTGTTCCTTTCTTTTTGAATAGATTGGTTGCAGATTTTATTTGTCTACGCCATCTGGTGGGATCAGAAGACCGCAACTTCAAATTGAACATGGCAGCCAAATATGACAGAAAAGATTCATGGGTAACATTTGCGTCAATAAGATCAACTGTTTGATTGGCTAAATCTTCTACAAACGTAAATCCTAACGCTACTGATTTATTCAACTCTTGTAACACAAGAGGGGTCAAGTCTGTAGAACAAATGTATTCCTTAAACATAGCTGGAAGATATCTGTCCAAGAGAGTTTCGTATTTTTCACGAACTGTGAAATGTGCAGGAATACTCGTTGTGGGAAGCACACTTCCAAACAGCGAAAAATATTCATGGGCCTCATGTGAATTACCGTTGGGATAAGGAGTCCATTTCCAACAACAAAAGTAATCCCCTTCTCGCATCCCCACGGGTGACCAATTAATCTCAAATTTTCCGAATTGTTCCGAACCTTCATTA